CATCAACAGAAGTTCTTGTTGAAGTAGGATATATAAATTTAGGATTGTGTTTCATAATTAATACTGAATCTCCATTACTGGTTTTTCTTTATTAGATTCATCATACAAAAATTTAATTGTTTGTTTAAGAATAGTAGTTGTAGGATCAAAAGAAATATCTTTAGAACAACCAACTAAAAACAATAATATAAAAATATATTTCATATTTCCATGTTAAATGTTCATTTTTCTTTTAATTCTACCAATATAATCCCAATATTTTTCTTCTATACTTCTAGTTCTTTCACGTTTAGCTCCTATATTGTTTTCAGATCTTGTTAACCATCTTAAATTATTTACTCTAAAATCAAAACCATTATGATTCATGTGGTCCACAAAATCTTTACCGTCTGGTTTTTCTATAAAAGCTCTTGCCACTATTCTATGAAATATTCCTAAAGCATTCTGTCCATCTTTCTTTTTCATATAAGGAAGCATTGGATATAATCCATAAATTGCAAGATTAACTATAGATCCGTTTTTCATATTTTGAACAAAAGGATAATCATTTCCACCAAATAATATTGGATCAACTTTACCCCAAAAATGAGTTCCACCTGTTTTATATATTCTATATTCGTGTGCAGGTGTGTCTAAACCTAACAAATCAGTTACAGATTCAAGATTTACCCATTCAATATTTTTTATAATAGGAGAATTTTTTAATTGATAATCTCCATCTAATAAAATTAACTGTTTCATTAATGTAATGTTTGATGATTAAAAGGTTTTATATCTTTAGATTTTTTCATAATAGTTTCAATAACTTCTTTAAATTCACCTTCGTGTTTAAATACAGTTTTATATAGTCGCATTGCTTGCGCCATCATTGTTGATGCTACAATTTGTGGTTCATTGTAACGCAAAACTAATTCAACCATTTTGTCAAACAATTCATTATAAATTAATTCTAGTTCAAAATCTTTTTTTGTTTTTTTCATTACATATCTTTCTTACATTTTAAAACTTTATTAATAAAAGTACCGGATAAAAGTTTTATTTTATTTTTTAACTTTTTATTTTCTTTCTTTAGACGATAAATAATTTCATCTAAATCATTCGGTCCACGTTTTATCTGTACCATTTAAAAATTTCTATCATTATAACTACTAAAATAATTATAATAATAACTTGTGTAATTAAATTCATTTTCTATTCAAGTACATTAAATAAATTACAAGGCACATCACAACAATAGCTGTGATCTCCGCATACAGTATATTTACAACAGTTTGAGTCATCTTTTTTTCTCATACAAAGTTTTAAATATGCGTTTCTTTTTTATAGGGCACCAAAAACCATAGTATCCAGATATTTTTCTTTTCATACCGGTAACCCCGCATCATCAATGTTTTCTAACATTTCCTCTTCTGTAAATACTATCTCACCTTGTGATTTACAGTTTTTACATTGATACACTTCACCATAACAATCTTTACGGTAACCATTGCCACCACAATCGTGGCAAATGATTTTATGAGTTCTGTCTTCCATTTGCTCTTTCTCCTCTGTTTTCTTTATAGAACTTTAAAAGTTTATCTACCATTTTAGATCTAGTTCTATTTGTTCTTTCTGCTTGTATTCCAAGTTCTTTCCAAGTTGCTATTGCAACTGAAAGTGACTTATATTTAGCTGTATCAGCCATTTTTCTTCTCCTTTTTGTTATTTTTACTTTCTGTAAACTATATGGGAAGATATATTATAAAGTCAAGTGTTGCATTAATTTTATTTTTGGTGTATTGTGGACATCTCTTCTCACACCTTTTGTTTGCTCGTCCTAGTACAACTAGGGCGGGCATTCATTATCTTCTTCCTTGACCGTTATATTTTTTTCTATCGTTACGTTTATTAGGTTTTTTAGAATGTCGTCCTGGTCTTTTTTTATTAGTATGTTTAATAAATGTACCTGAACCTGATTGAACTTTACGTGCCATTATTTTTTACAACTACAACCTTTATCTTCATCTCCTGATTTTAATTTTACACCAGCTAAAAGACCAATAAAGCCCCCGACGATAGTTTGAAAGGCAGGGCTAATTAATTTAAATATTTCTGCGTTATCTACTTTTTCATCAAATAGACCAGTCATGAGAGTCATAACCATGCTCAACACAACAATACATAAAGTGGTTGTAACTAATGTAGTGACTACGAATGTTAATTTTTCTTTGTTCATTTTTCAATTGTTTCTGTCATTAAACCTATCCTTTTACTATTTGTAATTGGGATATATTTAATAACTCCGTTAACATATTGTTCTACTTCTTCTCCACATAAAGAGCACCTGTAAAAATCTTTATATAAGAATAACAAAGGTGATAATAAATTACAATAGGGACAAACACCATGTTCTATTCTGGCATCTAATTTTAAAGCACTTCTAATTTTTTTTAATTTTTTTGTCATTTATTTTATAGAACATATCATCTGAATCATCTGTCTTCCAGTTTTTATTTTCTACATTCCAATACGAAGTCTGGACTTTATAGTCTGGCCAATGTGTAGAAGTAGTAAAACTAGGCACGTTCCACAAAACACGATTGTTAGGCTGAATTGCGTAATTACCGTTATCAAGAGCCAGAACGTGGCCACACTTATGTTGGTCAGGTATTTCGGAATGTTCCGTATCCACGATATTAGATTCTGGATGTGCCCAATCAATCGTAAATAAATATTCGCCATGATAAAACTTTTTGTTTTTTCCTAAATATTTACAGCGTTGACCTTTTAAAAAATCAAAAACAGTAACACTAGGATAATAACTAAATGAATTCCATAGCTGAAGATCATCGAGATCTTGATGTTCCATCGATGTGCTATGCACATCACTGCCGACTCTTCTTTGAACAAAAGCAGAGATAGGAAGTCTCCAATAGATCGCACCGTTGCTGAGTAAACAATGAAACAACGTCGCACGCCCGCTAATACTCCCCAAAGCAAATACCACGCAGTCTTCAGTTTCTCCTTTATGTTTTCGTAAGTCATATAGATATTCTCTCCTTATTTTACAGTAAATTGGTGGGATGTTAGCATTTAAATAAGACATTTAATACTATTTAATAGCACCCCAATTATCCCCAAATTCATAGTCAACCTTGTTTGGTATTTCTAATTTAATTGAGGATTCCATAATTTCTACTATTTGTTTTGCATGTTCATTTGATTCTACTGATATATCCAATTCATCGTGTATTTGTATATGAGGTATAATTTTTGCTTCACTTAAAGCTATGATTGATAGTTTAGTCATATCAGCTGCTGATCCTTGTATTAATCTATTTAATGCTTTGTAGGTTCCAGCTCTTTTAATTCCATGTCCATATTCTTTAATTGCTTCTGCGTGAGGTTTAGGTAAACCTTCTCCCCATGTAACAGGTTCCCAAAGATCAAAATGACAAAGTCTTCCACCTAATGTTCTAATTTTACCTGATTCATCAGCTCTTCTTGATACCGCCTGCATTAATTGTTTTATGAATGGAGCTTTCTTATGATACTGATCAATTAATTTTTCTGCTGCTTCTTTCATTAAACCTAATTCAGCCATTAATTTATTTTTACCCATTCCATACATTAATCCAAGATTAATTGTTTTAGCTTGAGATCTTTCAATACCTGCCATTTTAGCAACTGCTGCATGAAAATCTGCTTCACCTGATTCATATGCTTGTGAAATTTCATTTATACCATCTAATCTTTGTAGTTTAGCATAATGAATTAATATTCTTGGTTCTTGTTGTGAATAATCAAACACTCCCCATTTATGATTTTTTTCTGGAATAAATAAAGATCTAATTAATGGTCCAAGTTCTTTATGTCTTACTGGTATTTGTTGTAAGTTAGGATTAGACATCGAAAATCTTCCTGTAACTGTTCCACCATCATCTGATCTAATTTGATTTATATCTGCATGTATTCTTCCATTGTGAGAATGTTTTACAATTGTATCTATAAAAGTTGTGTGTGCTTTATTTATTTCTCTTGCATAAGAAATTCCTTGAGCAATTTCATTTGGATGATTTGATAAAAAGTTTTTTGTAAAACTAGGAGCATTTGTTTTTTCTGTCCTGTCATATGGTAATTTTAAAGCATCAAATACTTTTGCAATAGAAGCTGCTGCCCATAATTCCACAGAAACACCAGTTAAGTCTTTGATTTTATTAAGTATTTTATTTTCTTTTTCTATTAATTGTTTTTTAATTATATCAGCTTTTTCAACATCAACTCTTACTCCTTTAAATCTCATATCAACAAGACAAGGAAATAATTTTGTTTCTGTATCAAATATTGGCCAAAGATTTTGATCAGATAATTCTATTTTCATTCTATGCCAAAGTTTTAAAGTTGATTCAGCGTCTCTTTCTGCATACTGACCAACAAACATAGATGGAAGTTTCCACATATCTTTTTTAGCATCAATTCCATATTCTCTTGCAGCTGCTTGTAATACTGCTTCATCTTTACCTATACCAGCATACTCTCTAGCTAAATCATTTAATCTAAAACTCCATCTGTTTTCATTAACTAATGATGCAGCAATCATTGTATCTACAATTTTAACTGGTGGAGTTATACCTGATGATCTTAACCAACAGATATCATACATTGCGTTATGAAATATAAATGTAGAATTTTGTTTAAATAAATCTTGTAGCCAATTTAAAACTAATTTTTTATCCATATTACCGCCACCTTGATGAGCTATTGGATAATAACCAGACCAGCCTTCTACAGCTACAGAAATACCTACAATAAAACCACGACCAGTCACGTTCCCCGATCCACGTTCCGTTAACTCTGGATCGCAAGTCTCTAAGTCAATTGCAATTTCTTTATGACCGCGAAGATCTTTTAGTTCTTCTGGGACCACCCATTCTGTTTGAGGTGTAAATAATATTTGTTGGAATGTTCGTGTCATTTATAATCTCTCTCTACTATCATTTCTAAATAATGAATTGCTTTTAATATATCTTCCTTCTTACCTTTTAATCTATGTCTACAAATATATTTAATTGCATTACCTTCTGCGAACGGTAAATTATTTTCGTTAATAAAAACTGATGGCTGTATTTTCATAGTTTTATAATGTTTGCCACCTATTTGTTTATAAAAAGTTTTGTTTGTCATATAGTGTATGCTTTATTAAAGTCCCTAGGATCTACAATATGTAATTCTTGTTTAGCTCTTGTAAAAGCAGTATAGAATAATCTATGTAAATCATCCGGTTCTTCATCTCCTTGTTTAATTGCAGCTGCTGTAAGATCTAATAGAACTAAAACTTTTTCACGCTCGCCACCTTTAGCGCCGTGAATTGTAGACATGAGTATTCTTGGAGTTTTATTTATCTTCTCACCATTAGCTCTCATATTACGAATATAGTTTTCTGTAATCGTATCAACACCTTCAAATGATTCATACCATACTTTATCAGTAAGTAAACCATGATTTTGCATACAATCTTTTATTGTGTATCTTTCTTCCGCTTTTAATGTTTTAGCATCTCTATAACCAGGGGTAACATTTGCACCTAAATATCTATATATGTTTTTAATTTGTAAATAATTTAATTCTTTACCATTTCTAAAATCTTCCCAATTACTTAAAGCTAACAATAATTCTAAAGATAATGAATTAA